ATGACTTATTGCGTAAAATTGTGCTCAAAGAAGATGGCACACCTGCACTTACAACAGAAGAAATCTTTCCAGTTGATTTAACATTGGGCTTACTCGTAAAGATTAATGAATTCTTGGGAAAGTCAAAAACCAAGGCATCAACACCAACGACTGGGCCAGCATCGAAATGATTAACATAGGTATGTTAGCCAAGCACTACGGACAACTGCCCAGCACAGTTCGTGAAATGGCTACTACCTATGATTTAATGATCTACGATGTGATGATGTCTTGGGAACAATATCAACAGGAAAAGGCAGAAGGTAAAACACCTACGCCAAATCTCAGCAAAGAACAAATGTTGGCTATGGTTGAAAAAACCAAAAACAAAGACAAGGAAAAATTATAATGTCAGGACAAATAGTCAAACGCATCAATCAATTAGAACAGGCATTAGATCCAAAGAATCTAGCCCGAGAAGCCTATGACTATTTCAAGCGAGAAACTCCAATACGTAGTGGTAATGCTCGTAGCAATACCAGACTACAAGGCGATGAAATATGGGCTGATTATGCTTATGCACAGAGACTAGATGACGGTTATAGCAGTCAAAGTCCTCAAGGTATGACCAAGCCAACAGAAAAATTTATACAAGAGTATATTAGAAAACAAGCGAAAGGTTAATCTATGGCAGCAATAGAAAACTTCGTATTAAAGATTAAAGTAGAAGGTCAAAAGGCTGTAGATGATCTTTCTAAATCAGTAACAAACCTAGGTACAACTATAGGTGGATTTGGTGTTAATGCTGGCAAAATGACTTCAGCGATCTCAGGCATCGTGGGTGGTCTAGGTGGACTGGTAACAATAGCAGGCACAGCGGCTACAGCATTCGTAGGTCTAGGCTTAAAAGCCATAGCAATGGCAGATGATTTAAGCGATATCAGCGACGCAACAGGTATAGCATCAGGAGCATTGAACAATTTTAGAAATAGTTTAGTAGATGCTGGCGGCAAAACAGAAGATTTTTCTACATTAGCCGCAAAATTAAATCAAAATGTAGGTGAAGCCGCAGTAGGTAATGAAAAAGCACAAAAAGCATTCCAAAAACTAGGTGTATATGTCACAGATGCTGGAGGAGCAGTTCGTAATACAGGTGACATACTTCGTGATGCTATTGCTAAGTTAGCCGCTATACAAGATCCAGCAACAAGAGCCGCAATGGCAGTTGATATCTTCGGTAAATCAGCCGCTAAATTAGATTTTACTAAATTAAATGCTGCCAATGACTTTGCCAAAGATGAACAGATTGCTCAGTTAGCCAAGTATCAAGCAGCCATTGATAATATTTCTAAATCTGTTAATGATAGTTTAATTGCAAGTGCTGAAACAATATCTTGGAAAAGTTTAGGTTATCCATATAATGGAAAAACAGAAGCTTTGATATTTGATGTTCAGATAAAAAAAGAAGTAAACGAATATATGTTTAATCTTTACAGAAAAGGTAGGGTTTTAAACCATTCTGTGGGGATGCGATATGTCAAGATGTTTCTTTGCATTGATTCAGACGAAGCTTACTATTCAAGTGAAAAAGCTAACTGGGATAAATATTACCCACAAGTTATGAATAAAGAATTAGCTGATGAAAAAGGTTTCTTTTGGGCAGTTACCGAAGCAAAGATAATAGAAGGTAGTGCCGTAGTAAAAGGTAGTAATGAATTTACGCCAGTAATGGAAATAGAAATAGAAAAACAAGAGCCAACCGTTGAGGTTACTCAAGAAATAGAGCCGATTGTACAAGTCACTCACGAAGTAGAAAAACAATTATTAAAAGAACTATTAAACAAATTTTAAAACAAATGGAAGAATTAATCAAAGAAGTAGCTGGAAAAGTAGAAGCTATGAAATCGAATCAAGTTACTAAAGAAGAACTTTTACAAGTTATGGCCGATGTAACTGCATTAAAAACACAAGGTGCTGACGTAACTGCTGTTAAAGAATCAGTAGACGAATTGGCTCTTAAACTTTTAGGACTTGAAACTAAAGGAATCAATGTTAACGAAACTGAAACATTGAAATCAATTTTAGATTCTAAAAAAGAAGAACTTTCAAGCCTTAAAAACAACCGTTCAGGTTCAGTTCAATTTGCATTGAAAGCAGTAGGACCTATGACTTTTGGCACTAACGTAACAGGACAAGTTCCTGTAGCTGAAAGAGAAACAGGAATTACAAGAATCCAAAGACGTAGTCCTTATTTACTTCAATTAGTAAACACAGGTACTATTATGTCTAACCTATGGGAATGGGTAGAGCAAAAACTTCCTGAGGGTGGTGCTGGAATGACTGGTGAGGGATTAGCTAAGTCACAAGCTGACTTCGATTTAGTACTTGCAAGTGCTACAGTTAAAAAAGTTACTGCTTATATCAAAGTTACTAAAGAGATGCTTGATGATATTGATTTATTGCGTTCAGAAATCGACCAAGAGTTAACTGAAATCATTAACCTAAAAATTGATGAGCAAATTTTATCAGGTGTTGGAACAGGAGTAAACTTAACAGGAATCCAGACTAACGCTACGGCATGGGCTGCAGGTGCTTTCGCTCTTAACGTAGTAACTCCGAACAATTCAGATGTTTTGCGTGTTGCAATGAATCAAATCGAAGTGAACTTATTTACTCCGAACTATATCATTATGCACCCAACAGACATTGCTAAATTAGACTTGGATAAAGATACTACAGGGCAATATGTATTCAGACCGTTAACTAATTCATTCGGTTTACAAGTATCAGGCATTCCAGTAGTATCTAATACAGGAATGGCAGTAGATAACTTCTTAGTAGGTGACTTCACTAAATCAGCGGTTAGATTCAAAGAAGCTTTAAATATTGTTGCAGGTTATGAGAATGACGACTTCACTAAAAACTTCGTAACTATCTTAGCTGAGGCTCGTTTGGTACACAGAGTAAAATCTAATCATTACGGAGCATTCGTAAAAGGTGTGTTTTCAACTTCTAAAACTGCGTTAACTAAACCATAATGCAAGTAGTATTGTTAAAAGATTGGGCGGGTTATAAAAAATCCGCCTTAATTGAAATAACAGACGAAGATGTTTTAAAAGTAGGATTCGATATAAAACTCTTTGAAAAAGTAAAAGAAAAACCAATAAAAAATGCAGATAGTAAATAAATCATTCTTTAGTAATCAGAATTATATTCATATTCCTTTAGCAGTAAATGACCCGAGTAGTTCGGCAAGTAACGCTACGGAATTAGACTATTTATGTGAGAAATTAGAGCGTGAAATATTGATTAATGCGTTAGGTTTGAATCTTTACAACGAGATAAAAGCATTGACTTATGAAACTATCGAGCTTGTTGAAAACCTAAAGTTTAAGAAACTAATTCAAGGTGATGAGTATGATGATAAGGTATGGAACGGTTTAGATAATGATGACTCACTTATCGCCAACTATATATATCAACAATTTATTACAGATACAGATATTAGACTATCGGCAACAGGAGCTAAGAAAGTTAATTCAGAAAATGCAACCACGCAAACTCCGAAATACTTAATAGCAGGTTCGCACCAAAACTTTATAAAGCAATATCAGGGGGAATATTTACAAAGCCCATCGATAAGCGATTATTTTATTGATTGGTACGGGAATGATATAGAAAAGAGTCTTTTTGGTTATTTGATGGATAAACAAGCCGATTTCACAAATTGGAAACCTGAGTTTTTCAAAGTTTACGAAACAAAAAATAGCTTCGGTATATGATAGTTTTTGAAGAGAAATTAAGAGAGTTAATAGCACTAATGCCAAGCAACATCAATGCAAATGGTGAGTTCCCTATCCGTTATGATTGGGGTACAATTGATGTGTTAAACAAATTCTTAATCCTTAAAGAAAACGTTTCAAAATACCCTCTTATTTGGTTGGTAACTTCAAAAGATACAGACGACCTATTAAGAAATCGAGTTACAAGGAATGCACGTTTAGTAATTGCAACACGTTCAAACGATGTTGATGGATTCAATAAAAAGCAATACCAAACAGATTATACCAATATACTTATCCCTGTTTACAATGACTTCATAACACTACTTAATAGTAGTGGAGTATCTAAGATTGTGAATAGTAAGGTAGAAAAGGAACTTAAACCGAATTATAGTATAAACGATAACGGTAAAGGGTTAGTAACTATATGGAATGCGATAGTGTTGGATTTAGAAATTGAGTTAACGGATAACTGCATAAACAAAGATATAAAATGGCTGAAAAGGTAAAATCATTTATTGTAATAAAGGAAATTACAATTGATAAAAAGTACAATGTAGGGGATAAAATAGAACTTACAGACAAAAAAGTAATAGAAAAATTAATCTCTAATAAAATCATAAAATAATGAGTTTAGAAACACAAATCAATACAGTTAATTGCGGTGCTAATGGAGTTCTTGGAACTGGTTTAGCAGGTTGCAGAATTGACAGAAAAAGAGTAACAGCCTTAGGACTTGTTTCGAAAGGATTTAAATTTGCTCAAATAATCGATAAAGATTATATGCGTTCACTACAACAAGATGGAACACTTATCATGTTGCAAGGGGTTGTATCATTTGAAGATGCTACTGCAGATGACAATATCATTACACGTGCAGGTTCAGGAATTAAAGTAGTAGCAGGTAAGAATCCTTATGAATATAACGTTACTTTTGATAACGGTATCAATTTCCATAAAGCATTGACATCATTATCAGGTTACAATTCTTATGACCTTATCTTGTTCGACGTAGATAACACTATGTTTATGACAGTAAACAAAGCAAATGCCCCAAAGGGTTACACTTTAGGGATGTTTGAAAATGGTAAGTATATGGGTGCTAATGGTACAGACGCTTCAAGCCAAACAGTATCTTTACAATTGATTGATAGAGCTGAAATTGACGAAAGAGCTTCTTGGATTACTTCAGACCAATTAGACTTTTCTTATGGTGAATTGGACGGAGTTAATGAGGTGATTGTATCGGTTAATCCAATAGTTACTGCATCAACAACTATCGTTGCAAGTGCATTTTTATTAGATAAAACGCATCCTGTAGAGGGATTATTAGTAGCTGACTTTTCAGTAACTCGTAATGGTGTAGCAATTACTCCAAGTTTAGTAGTTTATAATTCAACAACTAAGAAATATACGCTTACTGTAACGGCTAATACAACTGCGGATATTGTGACTGTATCTATCAAAGATACTATCTTGACATTGGCAGATGTTCTTTACAAATCAAATACAGCGACTGTAGTAGTTACTGCATAATTAATTTAAAAGAAGGGAGATTGAAACCGTTACAATTTGTAACGGTTTTTTTTGTATTTTTGTTTAAAATAAATATAGTTATGAATTATAAAGACGATTTATTAGAAGAAACAAAAAGCGATGAATTTATAAATTCGTCAAAATATTTTAAGGATGAAGTTAATCAATTAATTTGTAAATCTTGTAAAGGAAATTCTTTTAAAATAGGCAGTGGCAATTATTTGTCAATAGTAAAATGCTTGTATTGTAATGAAGAAATATGCTTAAGCGAAGGTTAAATGATTACTATAAACGATTATATAAAAAAATGTAAGTTTGTCTTATCTAATATCTTAGATGAACAGGAACGTATTGTATTAGCTAACGAAAATGAAATAGTAAGTTTGAATGTCGATGCTTTTCAAAGTGGATTAGGTAGTGATGGAAAAGTTTTGAAGAATAGCAATAGTAAATTATTTAAGGGTATTTATTCTTTATCAACACAATTATTAGACCCTAAAAAAGTAGCTGGAACGCCTTATCACTTCTTTGAAACAGGGGCATTTATATCTAATTTACAAATTAATATGCAACCAAGTTTGACGAAGTTTGATATATTCAGTACAGGCACAGGTACAGGTGATAAAAGTGTTTTCTTTGCAGGATATACCAACTTATTTGGATTAGACAAAACAAATGCGGATATAGTAAACTACGAAATAATTTTGCCAGAATTAATGAAATATATAAAAAGATATTTATGAAAATTGATTATTATGATACTATTGATACTTTGCCTTTGTATAATTTTGATAAGTACCGTACCACCCGAGATTTAGACTGGTTTATTTTAGGTTATGACGGTAGGCAAAAGAAAAGTAAAAGCGATAAACTTAAAGAGATTGAAGAATTAATATTGGACGAATATTTCAAGGCTATTAACGATACAAGCTTTTCAAATAGAATGAAAAAACTTGCTGAAATTCATACTTTGCAATTAAAATACAATATCGTAAAATCATTAGTCAATCGTATGTGGTTAGGCTTTGCAGATAATGACATGGAAACAAGATTACTATTTGTAAAAGAACTTGCAAGGCATGGTTTTAAAATGCAGGAAATAAATACAAAAGAGGGCGATGCAGAGGAATTAATGCGTTTAAACGTAGGAGTTGAGGGAATTAAAACAAAGATTCACTTATTAGAAAAGGAGCTTACAAAAGAAGATAAAATAGAAAGTTCAAGTTTGGCAAAGCAATTACAAATTGCAACGATTGGACTACAATATCCTTATAGATTAAACCCGAAAGAAATTACCGTTTCTGAATGGATAGAAATAACAAAATTATTAGAAGAGAAATCTAAACAAAATTAATATGGCAAATAGTATAGATTTAATTATCGGGCAGGAAGCGATAAAACAAGTTGAGAATCTTATATCTAAATTAAGTTTGGCAGATGCTGAATTGATTAAAATAAGTCAATCGGCAAGTGTTGCAGGAAAAGGCATTACAGGAATTTCAACACCTTCTGGTCTTGACAAAGCGGTTAGCAATACTTCCGCTTTGAATGCAGAATTAGAAAGGCAAAATAAAATAATTCAAGCATTAGAAATTGAAATAAAGAAATTATCATACGCAAGGCAAAATAATAATAAGCAATCTGCGGAAGAGGCTGTTAATCAACGAATACTAAATCAAAACGCAATAAATGAAGCTAAAAGTACAAGTAATTTAATTGGTGCTTATCAAAAATTAGATTTAGAACATAAAAAAGCTATAGTAAATGCTCAAAATTTAGGCGTAAAATATGGTGAAACATCAACACAATTTTTAAAAGCTGCTGAAAAAGCAAATTTATTAGATGTTAAATTAAAAGCTATTGATTCAAGTTTAGGCAAAAACCAACGTAATGTTGGAAATTACGCAAGTGGTTATAACGCATTAGGAAATTCAATAAACCAATTAACCAGAGAAGCTCCTGCGTTTGCAAATAGTGTGAACACAGGTTTTATGGCTATTTCGAACAATATTCCTGCGTTATTTGACGCAATAAAAGGGATTAGAGTTCAAAACCAAGCATTAGCGTCGGAGGGTAAGCCAACGGTTAGCGTATTAAAATCATTAGCAGGGGCATTATTTAGTTGGGGTACTTTATTAAGTGTAGGAGTTACTTTGTTGACTTTGTATGGTGGGGAGTTGATAAAATGGGCATCAAATGCAATGAAAGGGAAAGAAGCTATTAAGTCATTAGCTGAAAACCAACAATTACTAAACGATTCATTAGCTGAAAGTTCAAATTCTTATGCTGAACAAAAAGTAAATATTGATGTTCTTTATAAGACTGCAACTAATTTAAACGAATCATATAAAGATAGAAAATTAGCAGTTGACGAGTTACAAAAACAATATCCTTTTTACTTTAAAAACTTATCAGATGAGTCTATTATGGCAGGGAATGCCACAGCACAATATGACTTGTTGAGTAAAGCAATATTAACAACAGCACAAGCGAGAGCTGCAGAGGGAATACTACAAAAAAGAGAATCCGAAAGACTTGTAATTGAACAAGATAATTTAACAGAAATAACAAAAAAATATAAAGAGTTATCTAATGCAAAAAATGAAAAAACAACGTCTGCAAGTGTCGGTGTCGGTGGTGTTTCAACAATTTTAGGTAAAGAAACAATAAGACGTGATATACAATCATTAAGAGATGCTTCTGTAAAACAAAGAGAAGTTTGGGCAAAAGAAGATGCCTTTTTTATTAAAAAAGCTGCTGAAGGTAATGCTATAAAACAAACTTTAGAACCTGCTGTAAAACCTACAAAAGATAAAATAACAAAAGCTAAAAAAGAAGAAGTAAAAAGAGATATTGCTGAATTTCAAAATAATTTAAAATCAATTGATATTTTAGCTAATAACATAAGTTCAGAGATTGAAAGATTAAAAGTAGAAAAAGTTGTAGCAAATGCGGAAGAATTACCCTCTATCAATTTTCAATTAGAACAATTATTAACTCTTAAAAAGCAATTAAACGAAATTCCTACTGCTGAATTTAAAATTAATACTCCAATAGAGCCACAAGACATTGAGAAAGTTAAAGAAATGACCGAAGCAATGAAAGGCTATCTAAGTTCATTTTCTGCAGAGTTCATGGCTAATAGTGGATTTAGTGAAACATTTAGATTACTTAATAATGAGGTTGATTTTTTCGGTAGTAATTTCGCTGTTAAATTCAATGCAATTGCGGAATCGGCACAAGAAGCATTCAACTTTATATCAAATGCAAGTCAACAAAACTTCGATGCTGAATATTCAAGGCTTGAAAGCCAAAAAGAAATATCTTTAAAGTTTGCAGGTGATAGTACAACTGCAAAGGCTAAAATAGAAGCTGATTACGAGAAAAAACGTAAAGAGATAGCAAACAGGGAAAATAAAGCAAAACAGAAACAAGCTATTTTTAATATTGCAATTGATACTGCACAGGCTATTATGGCTACAGTTGGAAAAATTGGTTTTGCAGGGTTACCATTAGCTTTGATACTTGGTGGTTTAGGTGCTGCACAAATAGCATTAGTAGCGTCGCAAAAAATACCTCAGTATTTCGATGGAGGTACACATGGTGGAGGACTTGCAATGATTAACGATGCAGGTGGTTCTAATTACGTGGAAACAGTTGTAACTCCAGATGGTAAAGTTTCACAATATAGCGGACGTGATGTAGTTACCAATTTACCTGCAGGAACTGAAATATTTACTCCCGAACAATGGAGAGATAAAGAGCTTCAATATATGCTTGATAGCAAAGGAATTTCGATGCAAAGAAACACAACTAATAACGGTATGACTGCACAAGAAATGGATATTGTTTTAAGCAAACATTTTGGTAAAATACAAACAAATACAACTATCTTTGATAAAAATGGAATTAGAACTTGGAGCGAGTCAAACGGAAATAAGACAATCCAAAACGCTAATCGTGTTTCAAGAACTGGTTTAAAAGTATAAATTATGAGGTTTTATTTATCATTTAATAGTGACAATTACGGTAAGAAAGAAATAGACGAGCCTTTCGGTAGTGATGAAATTAAGTTTTCATTGAAACAAAAGACCGATGGCGGTATGATGGCACGTGATATTTCGTTTAGTGGTAGTGATATTCAGTTTGAGTTTACACATACTAGAAACCATGAATTAAAACATTTACTCTATTATCATAAAAAATATGGTTATGAATCAAACGTGGTCTTGACTATTGAAATAGACCCGTTAAACAAATATACTTGTGATTTAGACTTTGCGACTGCTGAAACAGACGATTTGGAATATTTTAGATGCAAGGGTATTGAGGATAGCAAACTTCAAATTATAAAGAGCCGAAAATCGGTTAAGGTAGATTTATTAAGTAGTACGTCTATCGATGGTGATTATATTGAGCCGTTATTACCACAAAACATTTTGTTATTGGCCAAGCCAGTTATTCAAAGTAGTGTTTGGAAAAATGACATTTTAACAGAAGTAAACAATACATTAAGAAGTTATTTTAACTTTTGTCAAATATTAAATAAGTCAGATATAGAGGATTCTTTTAGTCCTTTATTGTTAGCAAGTACCGATGTAGATATAGAAAACAATCCATTAATAACATTTAAAAATACTACTTCTAAAATAAAATTAAACATAAACGCATCATTTGATAACTTTACAGATTTAGGAGCTAAAATAAGATTGTTTTATTATGTAGGTAAAAAAGAAGATTTATTTGTAGGTTTTACAACTAATGCAACATTAATTTCTGAAACAGTTATTACGGAAACAACAAATCTAACTGTAAATACTTTAATAGATATTGATTCGGCAAAAAGAGATGAGAGCCTTTGGCTTTTCATCCTTTTAGGTAAAAATAATTTAAATGCATATTCAAATTTTAAAATAAACAATTACGATATTAATATATCGGCAGAAAGCACCGCTTACAACTCAATATCTAAATCCTTGCGTCTAATCGATGTAATGTCACAAGTTATAAAGTCAATATCGGGGTTAAGTATAAACGCACCTCGCTTCGCATCATTAGGGCAATTCTACGATAATAGATTATTAGATGGTAACTTCTTACGTGGAATTACGGATAAAGGTTTCAAGGTAAGCCTTGAAGATATTGAAAAATCATTACCCGAAATGAAAGGTGATTACGAGATAGGAAGCGATGGTAAGATATTCTTTGGTATCGAACAAGACTTTTATACTCAAACAGAAAGCGGTTTCTTTGATGATACCCAATTCTCTGAAATGAAAAAGACTTTTAATCCTAAATATAGCGTTAACGAGTTTAATTATCTTTATGCTAATTATCAATCATTAAAGGAAAACGAAGAGCCTAATAGTGCAGATACTATACATGGTGAAAGCCGTTTTGTATTCTTTAATAAAAACGTAGAGAATAAAAAAGAAGCGAAAGTACAATGGACACGTGACGCTTTTTTAATCGAAGCAACACGTAGAAAAGCTTTAGAGATTACAGAAAATACAGCATCACAAGATGATGACACGCTATTTATAATTGATTCTATAAATACAACATACGATACCACATTTACCGAAGTTACTAACTTGCAACATACATTTGATGTTGCTAATAGTAGATTATCATTACGTAACGATGGTAGCGTGAACTTTATTTCATTGGGTATTATTCCAGGAAGCATATTTACAATACAACCAGTTGACTTGAACGCAGGAACTTATAGCGTCTTTTCAGTAACCAATAATTCACTTGAATTGACACGTTTATTAGGAATAAATACAAGTGCAGGAAATGGTGAACGTTCTACAAAATATACCTATACATTAGAGCAAGAAACCGTACCATTTACAAATTACACAAATCAAGGGTTCACAGAAACGGAAAACCTAAATGCACCAGATAGTTATAGTAACAGACGTTACTCTATTGCAAGAAACATAAACAACTATTGGAATAGCTATTTAGCAACTTGTAACCTATATTGGAAAGAGCAACCAATAAAAAACACGTGGTATAAAAACAATGGTAACTATACTTCAAATTACAATAATATTAAGTTAACAGAAAAGGAAAATATAATACCTACTAATCCAATATTGACTCCTATTTTGTATAATAATATCGTATTTGCAAATGTAGATTTTTCAGACTTTATAATATTGCAAAACAACATTCGTTCACAAAGAGGTTATATTCGTTCAATAGAT